GCAAATCTTTCAGCAGCTTCTATATCACCAAAAACAGTGTTTCGTTTTGGATTCTTAGGAACTTCTGTAAACGTAATATCTACATCATCCGGACCGTTTGCAAATAGTCTAGGTTCTGGTTCAAGAACTTTAAATTCTGGGGGCTCTATTTTTTTCTCACCTTTATAATTTTGAATTTCCATTTTAGGTCTATAATACAAACTTACAGGCTGACCAAATGATTCTTGATTTCTAGGTGAATCAATATCAACAGCTAATCTTCCATCAGGATATTCTCTTAAAATAAAAGTTGTATCACCATCTACATGTTTAGTTAATTTTTCTTCCCCTGTTGGTTGTCTACTTCCAAAAGGTCTAGGATCATTTTTATAAGATGGTTCCATTATTAAATCTTTTTCTTCAAAAGGTTTTCCCATTTCTTTTACTTTTTCAACAAGTTTTGGAAACCAAGGATACATTCCTTCTGCTGGTTCTAATTTTATTTTAGATGCAATTTTAGCAGCTTGGCCTGTTCCTTTTAAAGATTTTATTAAATCTGGAGCTGCGGCAGCACCTGCTATTAATCCTAAAAATCCTCGTCTTCCTATTTTAGGTCCACCTCCAGCTAGGCCAACTCTTCCACCGTCATTATATTGATTTTGAATCATAGAATCATCTGAACTTTGTATCACCGGTTCTTCAAATGGAGTATCTTGTTGTTTATCTAAAATAGTTAAATCTGGTCCAAAACTTTTATTAAGATCATCTTTATATATCTCCATAAATCTTGGTCCATATTGTCTTTCTAGTTGTTCAAGGGTTGCTGTTTTAAAAACATACTTAGATGAATCTGGTGCGTTTGGGTTTCTTTTTAAAATATCATTATATATAATATTACCTTGATTTAATAAATTATTTTTTATTTCATCTTCTTTAACCCCTCTTAGATTTTTTTCTAAAACTGATTTTTGTTTCTCTAATTCATTTATATAATTTGGATCAACTCCAGGGGATAGAGGATCATCTGAGTATTGAGCAGCATTTTTTACTCTTTCTAATTTTTGTTTAACATCTTCCAATTGATTATATTGATTTGCCACTAATCTAGTTTGATCAAAACTAGCATAATTTTTTTCTCCTATTATTTTTTTAATATCTTCTTCTCCACCTTTTCTTCTAAGTTCTTCAAGTCCTGTATATCCAACTAATGTTGTTAAATCAGCAACATCTCCTATCTTTCTAAAACCTTCAGCATAGTTTCCAGATGTAAATTGTTCTAATGCTGAGTTAGCAGCAATTAATGGAGTTATAGTTCTTCCTACAACACCTTTTCCAAAACCAAGAACATCTTCCAATATTCCTAAACTTAGAAACTATGTACGTAACGGAAAAATTATTCCTGATGAATTATTAAAAGACTATGACATTACAAGAAATGAAGCAGCACAATCAACTTTTAGATTAGCACAAGCCTATAATGGTAAAAAATTTACAAATGTAGATGTGGGAATACCAGAAAATAAAAGAGCTGGAAAAAAATTATTTGAAGCAATAGATAAAGCTCCTTTTGGAAATCCATATAAAATGGTTTCTTATAAAGAAGCTTTAAATACTATTACGGAAGGTATTGGAGATAAATATTTTGAGAATACAACTTTTGAAGACATGAAAAGAGAGGCTAGAAGAATTTTACAAAAAGAAAAAATAGCTGTGTTTGATCCAACTGTTAAAGATTCAAAAGGAATTAATATTAATGAGTTAACTGGAATAACTTCATCTTCAAGAAATAAATCGTATCCTTATTCACAATTTATAAATTTAATGGAAGGTAATTTAAATACAAAAAATTATGCTAGGTTTAATAAAGAATTTGAAAAATATGAAAAAAATTTACAAAATGAAATTGCAAAAGGAAAAAAAGGTAATCCAAATAAAATAATTAGAGAGTATAGAAATTATTCAAATAATTTTATTGAAGGACTAGATGATGCAGATAAAGCTCAAATAGAAAAATTAGGTCTACCAGAACTTTCTTTAAAAGAACCTACAGAACTATATGGTAAAAAAAGAACGGCTCAATTATTAAGTCAAGGTTTAGATTTACCCGCTTCTTATAAAGATTTAGGATATAGTATTAAAGTTCCAAAAGGCACTTCTACTTTAAAAGAATTTATTAATAATCCAGAAATAAGAGATCAAATGATAGCTAACATAGGGTGCCCTACTTTAATAAGTAAATCATTAGGTGGAAGAGTTAATTTTTCCAATGGATCTAATTGTTATGCAAAAGGATTAGAAAAAATTCAATCAGGAGAACTTGGAAATGCAGAAAGAAGAATAGCTGGCCAGTTTTTAAAAGAAGCTGGAGTGGGAGATGAATTAGTAAAAGGAATGTTAACAGGAGGTAAAAACACTTTAAAAGTATTTCAAGAATTTGCTCTTGGAACAGGTCCTATAGGCACATTAATAGGTACTACGTTAACAGTTCCATTTGCAGCCGCAGAATCTGCAAGAGGTTCTCCAGGAGGATTTGGGAGAGAATTAGTTTCATCGCTTATAGAAAACGTAAACATTATACCCGGTGTAGATATTGATGCAGCTAAACTTGCAGGTACACAAGTAACTCAGGCTCTGGAAAGATCAGCAAGACCAGGTTCACAAAAAATGGCAAATTATCTTTTTCCAATTCAAGAACAAAGTAAAGAAATAGATAATTTAAATAAAAAATTAGAAAGATTTACTTATTTAAGAGACAACCCTTCAATAGAAAGCTCTCCTGTATCAGATCAACAAGTTAAAATGATACAAGAACAAATTGATGAAAAAAAATTAACATTACAAAATTTAACAAATAATCTTAAGAAAAATATAACAGGAGAAGATTTAAATGATGTAAAAAAAGATATTACAGCATTACAAGCAGAGGCTTTTAAACGAGGTAAAAATATAGCTGATTTAAGAATATCTAATGTTGCAAATCCTGAAATTAAAAAATATGTACAAGAAAATCCAAATAGAATTGTTTTAAATGCTGAAAATATTCCAACGTTCATAAACAATTTATCAAACGAATATGGTGAAAGTGCACGTCTTTTAATTGATCAAATTACAAAAAATTTTGAAAATATAAAAACTTTAGGGCAACAAGGACAAGAAGAAACAGGTATTTTAAGTCCTTCTGGATTTATTGATGTTACAGATATATATAATGATTTTTTAAAAAGATCAGAAGGATATAAAACTATTCTTGATAAACAAGATTTAGAAACAAAACCTTTAACAGAAGATCAAAGAATATCTATTGAAGAAATGGGAGCAAGAGGTGGAGCAGCAGAAGGTGGAAGAATTGGATTAGCAGGTGGTGGACCTAAAATAGGAAGACGAGGATTTTTAGGATTAATAGCAGGTGCTGCCGCAGCTCCTGATTTAATAAAATCTTTAAAGGGAACAGGCCAAGCTGGTAAAATTGCATCTAAAATAAAATTAGAAAAAGCAGAAGGAATGTATCCTTGGTTTCCATAATTTGATAATTCATAAATTCTGAAACTCTATCTGCTTGATCTTGAATTTCTGGTGTGTCTAATCCAACGACTTGAGTTCGTACAGGCCCGCCCGCGGGAAGTAATTCTTTATAAGCTTGTGCTTGAAATTGTGTAACGGCTTCTGCAAGTACTGGATGAGTTGCACCTGATGCACCTTGAAATGGTTCTGTACGTTGCTCGTATTTAAATCCTAATAAATCTAAACCTTGAACATATGCTTGTTCCCAATCTTGTCTTGAACTTTTGTAATCTTCATAATTTTGTGATAGCTCTGATCCTAATACTCCAAGTTCTTGTTCATCAATAACTTCTGCAATATTTGCATTAAACTCTGTACCTGCACTTAAATCTTTTGTCGGATCAAAATTTATATCAACACTACCATCATCATTTTCAGTCACCTCTGTAGGTGAAGTTGGCATTACCTCAGTTTCACTCAAAACAAGTTCTGTTTCTTGTTCTGTAGTTAAAGGTCTACTTATTGTTGGAATTGGTTTGTCTATTTCTGCCATTTATTGTTTTCTCCGATTTTATTGTTGTAACAGTATTATAACCAATATTCAAGCCCTGTGGGTTTGGACCTCTTTTAGGAGGCACTGTTAATGTTAGTCTTTTAGGTTTAATCATATACAGGTCCGTAAGGTGATGTTTCTTCAATAAAGTCGCTTGGTGCATCTTCCATTTGTTCTCTTCTACTTTGTTTGGCAGGTATAATTTTTCTATTTTGAATTTTACCTGTTGCAAATCTTTCAGCGGCTTCTACATCTCCAAATATTGTATCTTTCCCTGGTATTTTTCTTGTTTCACTCATTTCAATATCTACATCATCTGGTCCATTTGCAAAATATCTAGGTTCTTTTTCAAGAACTTTAAATTCAGCAGGTTCTACTTTTGCACCATTGTAATATTTAAGTTCCATCGTAGGTCTATAGTAAAGTGTTACTGGTGTACTTGATCCTTCTTGATTTCTTGGAGAAAACAAAAAATGGCAGAAATAGAAAAACCAATACCAACAATAATTAATCCTTTAACTTCAGAACAAGAAACTGATCTGGTTATAAGTGAAACTGAGGTAATGCCAACTTCACCTACAGAGGTGACTGAGAATGACGATGGTAGTGTTGATATAAATTTTGATCCGACAAAAGATTTAAGTGCAGGTGTAGAATTTAATTCTAACCTTGCAGAAGTAGTAGACGAGCAAGATCTTGGAACATTAGGTTCAGAACTTTATCAAGATTACCAAGATTATAAAAACTCAAGATCTGATTGGGAACAAGCATATACTCAAGGATTAGATTTATTAGGATTTAAATACGAACAACGTACAGAACCTTTTCAAGGAGCATCCGGTGCGACGCACCCGGTACTAGCTGAAGCTGTAACACAATTTCAAGCATTGGCTTATAAAGAATTGCTTCCCGCGGGCGGGCCCGTGCGAACACAGATTGTTGGTCTCTCGACTCCAGAAATAGAACAACAGTCTCAAAGAGTTTCTCAATTCATGAATTATCAAATCATGGATAACATGCAAGAGTATGAATCTGATTTTGATCAGATGTTATTCTATTTACCTCTATCTGGATCTACATTTAAAAAAGTTTATTACAATGAAACATTAGGTAGAGCCGTATCACAATTTGTTCAAGCTCAAGATATCGTTGTTCCTTATTCAGCAACATCGTTAGATGAAGCAGATTCAATTATTCATGTTATTAAAACTTCAAAAAATGATTTAAGAAAACAACAAGTAGCAGGATTTTATAGAGACATTGATTTATTACCGTCTGATGATTCTACAAATTCAAATGATCTTAGAGATAAGGAAAGAGAACTTGAAGGAATTTCAAAAGGAAATTCAGAAGATGTTTTTACTCTATTAGAATGCCATGTTAATTTAGACTTAGAAGGATTTGAAGACAAAGATGCAGAGGGTGAGCCTACAGGAATTAAACTTCCATATATTGTAACTATTGAAGAAGGTTCTAGAGAAGTTTTATCTATAAGACGTAATTATTCTGAAACAGATGCTAAGAAACAAAAAGTAAATTATTTTGTACACTATAAATTTTTACCAGGACTTGGATTTTATGGCTTTGGTTTAATTCAAATGATTGGTGGATTGTCACGTACTGCAACACAAGCATTAAGACAATTATTAGATGCAGGAACATTATCTAATTTACCAGCAGGATTTAAACAACGAGGTATTAGAATTAGAGATGATGCTCAATCTATTCAACCTGGAGAATTCAGAGATGTAGATGCACCAGGTGGAAACCTTAAAGATGCATTTATGACTTTGCCTTATAAAGAACCTTCGCAAACTCTATTAGCTCTTATGGGGGTCGTTGTTCAAGCAGGTCAGCGTTTTGCTTCAATAGCTGATATGCAAGTTGGGGATGGGAATCAGCAAGCAGCAGTGGGGACGACCGTGGCTTTGCTGGAAAGAGGATCTAGAGTTATGTCGGCCATACACAAACGACTATACGCTTCTATGAAACAAGAATTTAAATTACTTGCAAAAGTATTTGCATTATATTTACCACCTGAATATCCTTATGATGTTGTTGGTGGACAAAGAACAATTAAACAAACTGACTTTGATGAAAAAGTAGATATCATTCCAGTTGCAGATCCAAATATATTTTCACAAACACAAAGAATATCTATTGCACAAACAGAATTACAATTAGCAATGTCTAATCCACAAATACATAATATGTATGAAATTTATAGAAGCATGTATGAAGCATTAGGTATTAAAGACATTGATAAAATTTTATTAAAACCAGATCAACCCACACCAAAGGACCCTGCGTTAGAACACATTGATGCTCTTGCAGGGAAACCATTCCAAGCATTTCCGGGACAAGATCATAGAGCACATGTAACAACTCATTTAAGTTTCATGTCTACTAATCTTGCAAAAAATGCACCTGCAATTATGGCATCATTAGAGAAAAATGTATTTGAACACATATCTTTAATGGGACAAGAACAAGTTGAACTTGAATTTAGAGAAGAGATAGCTCAAGTAGCACAAATGAGTCAGAATCCTCAGATGCAACAGAACCCACAAGTACAAGCTCAACTACAAAACATGCAACAAAAGATTGAATCAAGAAAAGCTCAAATTATTGCTGAGGCAATGGAAGAATTTATGGCAGAAGAAAACAAAATTACATCTCTTATTGATAACGACCCTATCGCAATGTTAAGATCTAGAGAGTTAGATCTAAGAGCACAAGAGAACGCTGCTAGAGAACAAGACAACAAGGAAAGAATCAACCTTGATAAGATGAAAACTATGATGAACCAGTCAACAGATAGTCAAAAGCTACAACAAAATGAACAATTAGCAAAACTAAGAGCAAATACATCATTAGAAAAGACTATTTTAACTGCTAAACTAAAAAACAATCAAAAATAAGTTTTAAAAACACAAAAAAAGGAGTATATAACGCTTATGAAAAACAAAAACAAAAAAATTGGTCAATCTAAAGAAGTAGATCATTCTAAATTTACAGGTAAAGATGGATATTTAGTTGGTGGAGTTGATATTGAAATGTCAAACCCACAAGAAACTCAAGTTGAAGTAGTTCAAGGCCAAGGAAACATACTACCAGAGAAAAAAAGATCAGCTAAGTGGTATTAATATGTTACCAATGCTTGGAGCTATTGCACCTTTAGCTAAAATACTATTTTCAACTATTGAAAAAGCAGTTCCTGATAAAGACTTACAGGCAAAATTAAAAGCAGATTTACAAACACAATTACTACAATCTAATACACAAGAATTACAAGCTGCAGCAAAAATAATTGAAGCAGAGGCAAAAGCTGGATGGTTTGCATCAAGTTGGAGACCTCTTTTGATGTACGTATTAATATTTATATTGGTCTGGAATTATATTCTTGGACCTGTTATAAGATTAATGCTAGGAACAGTTATTACATTTGAACTTCCAGGAGACGTTTGGACTTTATTGCAAATTGGCTTGGGTGGATATGTAGTAGGACGATCCGGTGAATCTATCGCACGAACGATGGCAAACAAAACAATAACAAAGGAATAAAAATGAGAAATGATTATACACAAAGACCAAGACCAGGATTTAAAATGGGTGGTAAAGTTAAAAAAAGTGGAAAAGGATTTCCAGATTTAACTGGTGATGGAAAAGTAACTTTTAAGGATATTTTAAAAGGTAGAGGTGTCATTAAGAAAAAAGGTGGCATGGTTAAAAAAGGTATGCATAAAATGTCAGGCGGAAAAATGATGAAAGATTCTGATATGAAAAAAGGTAAAAAATAATGGCAGCAATTATTAGAAAAGGATTAAGTATAATTAGAGGTGTAGAACCTAAGAGTACTAAATCAACTAAACTGAAAGCTCAAATTTCTAAAAATGTAGGTCGAATTAGTAAAAAAGATTCTCAAAGTGAAGCATTAGGAGAAGAACTTTTAGCACTAGAAGAAAAAGGTGGAGATTCAGAAGCAATTAAAAAAGCAAAAAAAGAACTTGAAGATATTAGAGCTAGTAAAAAAAAATATCCAAAAGAAGTAGGTGAAATAAATACAGGGGAAGTATTTACAAAAGAAACAGAGTATAAAAAAGGTGGAAGAGTTAAAAAAAATAAAGGTGGTCTTATTAGAGGGATACCTAAACTTGCAATGAGAGGTTATTAATGGCTATTATAAAAGCAATTAAAAAATTACGTAAACCAATTAAGATGTCTGTTGAAGAAAGAACAAGTGGATTATTAAAAGAAGGTAAAGATTATAAAACTGGTTCAAAAGGAGAATATATTAGTTTAAAAAATGAAAAATATAAAAAAGATCGTATTGCTGAAAGAAGAAAATTAAGTGATAAAATTAATGATAAAACTGCAACTAAAGATGAAATAAAAGCAATGGATAAGATTGAAGAAATGGATGTTGGTTATAAAAAAGGTGGTAGAGTTAAAAAAAATAAAGGTGGTCTTATTAGAGGGATACCTAAAATTGCAATGAAAGGCTATTAATGGCCAAACTTTGCCCAAGAGGAAAAGCAGCAGCAAAAGCAAAATTTGCAGTGTACCCTAGCGCGTACGCGAACATGTACGCAAGCGCAGTTTGTTCTGGTAAAATAGTTCCAGGTGGACGTAAAAAGAAAATGGATGGTGGAAGTATTTCACAACAAAGAAAAATGGTATCTAATTATAAACAAGGTGGTGTTGCAAAAGGTTGTGGTGGTGTAATGGAAAATAGAAGAAAAGTAACTAAAAAATATTAATATGGGTTTAAGAAACTGGGTTAAAGAAAATTGGGTTGATATTGCAAATAAAAAATCTGATGGTTCTTATCCTAAATGTGGAAGAAGCGGTGGAGAAACAAGAAAAAATTACCCTAAGTGTGTACCCATAGCTAAAGCTAGAGCTATGAGTAAAGGTCAAAGAGCTTCCGCTGTTAAAAGAAAACAACAAGCTTCTAATACAGGTCCTAAACCTAGTAATGTTGCGACGTTTGCTGGAAGAAAAGATATGAGAGGCGGAGGATTAGCATAATGCCAAAAGGAACTTGTTGGAGAGGTTACGAACAAAAAGGATTTAAGAAAAAAGGTAGTAGATCAGTTCCTAACTGTGTAGCAGTTGGTAAAAAGAAAAAGAAAAAATAATGGGCACATTTTTTAGAAAAAAAACACCTGAAGACATAGTATTAGAAGAAAAATTAGATTCAGAAAAACCTAAATCTAATGCTGAGATAAAAGCAGATAGATTAAAAGAATTAGATAAAGAACTTGGTATTAAAAGAGCAAAAGGTGGAGTAGCTAGGATTCCAAGAAAAAAAGGACAACCTGCTGGATCAAAAAAACATTCTGATTTATATACAGATGAAAATCCAAAAGGAACTATTAGCGGTTTAAAATTTAAAACAGAAACAGATGCTAAAAATAGTGTAGCAAAAATAAGAGAAAGCGGAAAAACAAAAGCACATAAAATTCAAGCAGCCGTAGCTATGGAACAAAGAGCAGGTGTAATGGGTAAAGCATCATCAGCAGGTGTCTATCGTAAATTTATTGATTCAACTAAAAGAACTAAAAAATTTAAAGGTGGTCTTATAAGTGGAAAACCAAAACTTGCACTAAGAGGTTTTTAATGGGTGATATTTCAGTAAGAGGAAAAGGCAGAGCAATAATGGCAACAGGTGGTAGAGCCGATAATATGCCTTCTAAAAACAAAAAGAACTTTAGACCTACAAAGTCTGGGGCAGGTATGACACGAGCTGGTGTTATGTCTTATAGAAGAATGAATCCCGGCTCAAAACTATCAACTGCGGTTACTGGTAAAGTAAAGCCAGGATCTAAATCTGCTAAGAGAAGAAAATCATACT